TTCATCAATCGTTTCATTAAAGCAAAGAATGCATTACCAGATGCAAAGAACTTTGCCGTTCAAGTAAAAGAAGGTAAAATTCGTTTCATTATCAATTATACAACCATCAATGCAGATAATATTTCATTTGAGATTGATGGTGGAGTGAATCCAATGGAACCAATCATGTTCTCAGCAGACAAATTGAAAGAAATTTTGACTGCAAATAGAGGTGATATGGGTACGCTTCATGTTTCATCACAAGGATTGGCTAAAGTTGAATTTCACGGTCAGGATTTTGATTCTACTTATTTCCTTGTACAATTACAAAACTAATTGGATATGATAGGACAAGTAGAAAATACACTTTGGGTAGAGTCATTCAGACCTTCAACATTAGATGGATACATTGGTAATGAACATATCATAGAGAAAGTGCGCATCTTCATCGAAAATGGAGATGTGCCACATCTTCTCTTTTACGGACCAGCTGGCACGGGTAAAACGACACTTGCAAAGATTATTGCAAACGGTGTTGATGCAGATATTATGTACATCAATGCATCGGATGAAAACTCTGTTGATACGGTTAGAGATAAAATCAAAAGATATGCATCAACAGTAGGATTCAAGCGTTGGAAGATTGTGATTCTTGATGAGGCTGATTTCTTAACACCAAATGGTCAAGCAGCATTGCGTAATCTAATGGAAACATATAGCAAGACAACAAGATTTATTCTTACATGTAACTATGTTGAAAAGATTATTGACCCAATTCAATCAAGATGTCAAGTATTTGGAATCACACCACCAAATAAGCGTGATGTAGCACAGAGGTTAGTAACGGTTCTTGACGAAAAGGGCGTAAAATATGATGTTAAAGATGTTGCAACAATTATCAATGCATCATACCCAGATGTTAGAAGAGCAATCAATGCAGCTCAAGCTCAAGTAGTCAACGGCGAATTGCGTATTGACAAGCAAAGCACAGTTCAAGCCAATTACATGACTGAAATACTTGAAGTGTTAAAGAATTTGAAAGATAAGAAGAAAGCATTTACTCAAATACGTCAAATTATAGCTGACAGCAAAGTAAAAGACTTTCAGCCTCTATTCACATTCTTATATGACACAATAGATGATTATGGTACAGGTCATGTTGCTGGTGTTATTTTAATATTAGCAGAAGCTCAGTATCAGGATGCACATGCAGTTGATAAAGAAATCAACACAATGGCAATGTTTGTTAAATTAATGAATGAATTATAATAAATAAACCCAACACTTACGCTTAAATAAGGAGAAATATTATGGAAATAATCGCATTTTTGTTAGGTGTAGGTTCAGTTATTGCAATTGCAATGGTTGTGTCTATGTTTAGGATGAATAAACGAATCGCTAATAGCGAACAAAAGTTAAACGACCAAGAAAAACAATTCGATGATGTTTATCGAGAATTTGAAAATACGAATAATACATTACATCAACGTGTTGATGAGTTATATAGTGTATTAGACTCAAGATTTGATAAATTCGAAAATAAATTAAATAACAAAAAATAATTAATCAGTAAGTGTTGGGTTTTATAAAATAAAAATATGAACATAAAAGAAATACAACAAGAAATCCATAAAGTCAATGTAGAAAAAGGCTTTTGGGAAGATAGAAAAAATGTAGGCGAAGTTTTGATGCTAATCGTATCAGAGTTAGGCGAAGCATTAGAAGCACATCGAGGTTCTAGAAAAGCCTTAGTTGAACTGTTTGATGCAAAAGCAATTGACAGAACTGAAGCAGCAGATTATCAAGCAGATTTTGAACAATGTATTAAAGACACATTTGAAGATGAAATTGCTGATACAGTAATTCGTATTTTTGATATGTGTGAAGGTTTTGGTATTGATTTAGAACGACACATTGAATTGAAATTGGAGTATAATAGAACAAGACCTTATAAGCACGGTAAAAAATATTAAACATGGCAGAAAAGAAAGCAGCAACTATCTTTGACTTTATCAATGGAATTACGCATCAAAAGAAAGAATGGTCAGAATGGTCAGATCATGATCAAAAACAGTTCTCTCCATTCATTGTTAATCGATTCTTATCAATGCGTATGGAACTAACTGAAGTTATCAATGAGTTACAGCGTTACACAATAGGTTTACTTTCTCCCAAAGATACTTATCGCTTGTATCATGGTCTCCTCCCATCAAACAAGACCTTCGCTAAATACATAAAAGGCAAGAAGGAAGATAAGTATGAAAAAGAGTTAGTTTCACAAGTAGCCGAACATTATCAGGTTAGCCTTGCTGAGGCTACGGATTATGTTGATCTTATGTCAAAGGATAGTTGCTCTTTCCTGCTACAACGTTACGGTTATCAACCAAACGAAATTAAAAAACTAGTAAAAGGAGTGAAATGAGCGTAAACACCCAGTCTCACTATAAAGGAAAGGACAGCTTGTATAAATTTGCAGAAGAGTGGTCTTTAAATGCTTATGAGTTCGACATCATTAAACGCATTGTTAGATGCCGACACAAAGGTTCATTTGAGCAAGATTTGAATAAAACAAAAGACCTCATCGACATTTATTTGAAAGAAAAAGGCCCAAATTATTTGGATCTTACAAAATAATTTCTTATTATTAATTATGGCAAACAACATTTTTTCAGTAGTAACTTTAAAGTTTAAAACACCAGAAGCTGGCGAGGCATTTGCAGATAAATTTGGCAACTGTGATATGTTAGACATGGAATTATACAAATATTTAGGATTTGATGACTATCCAAGTCGTAGTGAAGCTATAGATCACGGTGGGGCTAAATGGTTTTGGCTACATGATAACCCACAGCCTGGGTATGGCGAAGATGAAACGGAAGTTCATATGTGTATTGAATCAGCTTGGTATATTCCGAATAATCTATTTGAAACGATTGCTAAGCAAGAAGATTGCTCAATAACAGGCTATGCAGAAGATGAGTATCGTAATGCATGGACACTCTTTGAGTTCTGTCAAGACTTTGATGATCATGAAGTGTATGACTCATTCTTGCGAGAAGATACCGTATCTGACTTCATTACATGGTGCAAGCATAATATGATAAACTTAGATGAATTATATGAAGCTGCAGCTGACGCAATGACGTTTGAAGATGACGCTAATGGTGGAGAACTAATTAGAGAGTTTCTTATTAAAGATCAAGAATGGTCAGAGTTATTCTTTTTTGGTATGCCTGCAGAATTTACATATACGTGGGGAGATATGGAAATGATCAGAGAAGAAATAAAATCAAGATAATATGCCAGAAGTTCAATACATATCACCATTATTCAAATTAGCAAGACGTGATCCATTTACGGTACCAACACGCATTTCATATTCACAATGGTCAATGTATGAGAAATGTCCTAAACAATGGGAACTTGCATACATCAAAAAGTTAGCACCATTCACTCATAGCATTGAAACAACATTTGGTACTGCATTTCACGAAACAATGCAAGAATACCTTACGGTATTGCTTACAAAAGGTGTGAAGCAAGCAGATTGGATGAATTTCCGAAATACACTTACAGAAAACCTTAAGGCAGAATATGCAAAAGCTGTTGAACAGACAGGAGAGCATTTTTCTAATAAACATGAATTGGGTGAGTATTTAGAAGATGGCGTTGCTATTCTAGAATGGTTTCAGAAGCGTCGAAGACAATACTTTACTACAAAGAATACAGAGCTGGTTGGTGTCGAATTAGATTTATGCGTGCCAGCATCAGAAAGAAATGCAAATGTATTTTGGTATGGATTCATAGATTTAGTAATTAGAAACACTGCAACTAATACTATATCAATTATTGATATTAAAACCAGTCGAATGGGCTGGAATAAATGGCAAAAGGCAGACAAATTAAAGGCTGCTCAACTCATAGCATACAAGACATACTTTGCAAAGCAATATGGCGTACTAGTAGACAACATTGATATTGAATTCTTTATAGTTAAAAGAAAGCTTCTTGAAGAGTCAATGTTTCCTCAAAAGCGTATTCAACAGGTAAGACCGGCATCTGGAAAACCTTCACGAAACAAAGTACAAAAACAAATTGATCAGTTTGTTGAAGAATGTTTCCATCCCGATGGTAAAAAAGTTGAAGATCGAAAATACATGGCTGTTGCAGGCAAGGGGGCGAAGAATTGCAAATATTGTCCTTTCAAAGAAGATTATGAAAACTGTCCTAAAGAAGATAGGATTCGTGAGTAATTTTCATTATATTATAGTATGAAGAATATTGAAAAATTAGGCTTAGTATTAGCTTCGATATTGTTAGCAGTATTATTTTCATTATTATTAGCATGGCCTATTGTATGGCTATGGAATTTTGCAGTAGCACCAATATTTGATGGCGTACATGAAATTACATTTTGGCAAGCATATTGTTTGAGCTTACTAGTTTCAATACTATTTCGTAAAGAAATCAAAGTAAATACCAAGTAATGTATCAACACAAACACGCATATGTATATGAATATTTAATGAAACGTCATAAGCCTGACAGAGGATATGAACGTTGTTTATATACGTTGCTTACTGATATTGAAGGTCCTAATAACAAACAAAACAGAGAGATGTTAGAACGAGGATTTCGAATTGGTTATGGTTTCAAACCTAAACACATTCGTTATCGTTATGACGACTATCGAAAAAAATGAAAATAGCTGTAATTGGTAGCCGAGATTGGCAGAGTAAAAGAAAACTCCAAGATGTGTTGGGTCGTTTAAAACGATTAGACCAGTCGGTTACTGTATTAGGACAAGGAGGCGCAGAAGGTGCACCGCATATGGTAAAAAAGTATTCATTGGAATTTGGACTTCCTTATGTAGAATACAATGCATCATATACAGGTAAAAATATGTATTCTGCTTTGCCAGAAGCATATTATGGCAAAAAGTATCATTTTTCGCAGCTTCTTCATCGCATGACACTTATTGCAGATGCTTGCGATAAGATGATTGTACTTTCTGCAGGTAAATTAGACCCGCAACTTGATACAGCAGTTAAACGAGCAAGAAAGAAAAACAAATCGGTTGTTATTCTCAAATAATATATTTATATTAAAATAAAGAAAAGGTTACGAATGGCAAAAAAGAAGATTCTGCTTCTGGCAGATGATCTACGGTTACCGTCTGGTATTGGAACTATTAGTAAAGAGATAGTTTTAAAGACAGTTCACAAATATGATTGGGTTCAGATCGGAGCTGCAATCAAACATCCAGAACAAGGAAAATTAGTTGATGCATCGCCGGAATTTGTAAAAGAAACTGGAGTAGAAGATGCTTCAGTAAAAATTATCCCATGGGATGGTTACGGAGATAGAAATATACTATTTCAAGTAATTGAACATGAGAAACCAGATGCAATATTCCATTTCACAGATCCAAGATATTGGACGTGGTTGTATGCTTTAGAGCATGAATTAAAAACACGATATCATCTTCCAATTATTTATTATTCAATTTGGGATGATTTGCCATACCCAATGTGGAATGCTCCTTTCTACGGCAGTTCGGATTTGATTATGGGCATTTCAAAACAATCTGACAACATTCACAGAGAAGTACTAGGACAGAATGGGTTCAATGTAGTTGATTTAAATCTAGATGAAGTTCATTTTGAAAAAGACTCATGGAATACTGTATATACTGCATATGTTCCTCACGGATTAGATGATACATATTATAAGCCATTGCCAAAGGATGATGATGCATATCAAAAAATGTTCAAACAACTAAAAACAGATAATGGTGTCGATTTCTTAGTAATGTGGAACAATAGAAACATTAGAAGAAAACTTCCGGGTGATGTTATTTTATCATTTGAGCATTTTCGAAAATCATTACCAAAAGATCAACAAAACCGAGTGGCACTTGTTATGCATACTTCAATAGTAGACGGCAATGGAACTGATTTAAGAGCAGTCTGGAAGGCAGTAGCACCAGATGCTAAAGTATTATTTTCAGACAAGAAATTGGCTGCAAAAGATCTTAATGCAATGTATAATGTAGCTGATGTTGTCGTAAACATTGCATCAAATGAAGGTTGGGGACTTAGTAGCACAGAAGCATTACTTGCAGGCACTGTCATTGTAAATACTGTTACTGGCGGATTACAAGATCAAATGCGTTTTGAGGATGAAAATGGCGATTGGATTACATTCGATCAGAGTTTTACTACAAATCATACAGGAAAATATAAGAAACATGGTGTATGGGCAAAGCCAGTATTTCCTAGCAATAGATCATTACAAGGATCTCCGGCTACTCCATATATCTTCGATGATAGAGTTCGTTTTGAAGATGTAGGTGATGCAATTCATCAATGGTGGCAACACTCAGCTGAATTCAGAAAAGACGCAGGATTAGAAGGACGTGACTTTTGTTTATCACATGGATTAACAGCCAAGCAGATGGGCAAATCAATGATTCAACACATTGACTTTTTGTTCACTCAACCAAAAGACGCTCGGCCTAGATATACATTTAATAAAGTAGAATCCACACAATACGAAAATATAGGTATTACCGAATGAGAAAAGTAGTTATAGCATCACCAGTACAGACACAAAGTGGTTATGGGCATCACGCAAGAGAAGTTATTTCTAATCTAATAGAAAAAAAATCTAAAGAATGGGATATCAAGCTGATTTCGTTGCCGTGGGGGCATACACCATTTTCATATCCTATTTCAGATGATTGGAAGTCGAGATTCATTTCTCCACAAATGCAAGAACAACCTGACATATGGGTACAAATAACAGTTCCTAATGAATTTCAAAAGGTAGGCAAGTTTAACATAGGCGTCACTGCAGCGACAGAAGGCGACATTTGTCCTCCGGATTGGATTGACAAGATCAATCAAATGGATGTTACAATTGTGCCAAGTGAATTTACAAAACAAGTAATTCTAAATACAGCACAAGCAACACAAAAATCAGTTGCTAGTAACATACAAGTTGTTCCAGAATATTTTGATGAAACATGTTATGATAATAGTAAACCGCTGATTGAATTAACAGGAATTGATCAAATAGAAGAATCATTTGCATTTCTTTCAGTGGGTCATTGGTTGCAAGGCAATTTAGGTCAAGACAGGAAAGACATTTCTGGAATGATACATACATTTTTCAATACATTTAAAAATCAAACTTCTGCTCCTGCATTGATTTTAAAAACTTCAGGTGCAACATATTCAGTTACTGACAGATTTGAGGTTGAAAATAAAATTGCACAGATTAGAGACTTGCATAAGAAAGATCGTTTACCAAATGTATACTTGTTGCATGGAGATTTAACTGATGATGAAATGAATTCATTGTATAATCACCCAAAGGTAAAGGCAATGGTATCATTCACAAAAGGTGAAGGATTTGGACGTCCGCTACTTGAATTTGCAACTACAGGCAAACCTATTATTGCTCCACACTATTCTGGTCCTGCAGACTTCTTGAACAAAGACTTCATCTGTGCTTTGCCTGGAGGAGTGACTCCAATTGATGCATCCGCACAAAATCAATTTCTATTGAAAGAAGCTAAATGGTTTACTGTTGATTATCGTTATGCAGAAAAGATGTTGAAAGAAGTCAAGAAAAATTATAAAAAGTGGCTTGAATTAGCAAAACGTCAAAGATATTATGCAATTGCTAATTTTAGCAAAAAAGCGGTAAGCAAACGATATGACGAATTAATAGAAATTATCGATAAAGGAACAGAGTCAATTCCAATGCAACAAGACTTGAAACTTCCTAAATTGAACTTACCTAAACTTCAAAAAGTATGAAACTAAGTTACGCAATTCCAGTTTGTAATGAACACGTAGAAATTCAAAGATTAGTATCATTTTTATTAAACCACAAACAATCTAATGATGAGATTGTAATAATGTTTGATTCAAAAAATGGTAGTAAAGCAGTAGAAGAGTACCTAAGAAGTCATTCTGTAAACGCAGAGTTCCGATGGTATCCAAATGAATTCGATGGTCATTTTGGTAATATGAAAAATAAACTAAATTCATTGTGTAGTGGTGATTACATTTTTCAGATCGATGCAGATGAGATGGTTGATAATTACTTATTTGCAGCATTACCTCAAGTTTTAGAACATAATGAAGTAGATGTAATACTTGTGCCCCGAATCAATACTGTTGAAGGATTGACCCCCCAACACGTGTCAAAATGGGGTTGGCGCGTTGATGGGAATGGGTGGGTGAACTTCCCAGACTATCAATGGCGTATATATCGTAATACAGAATCAATACGATGGAAAAATCGAGAACATGAAACGTTGGATGGATACAAGACACTAAGTCATTTACCAAGAAACCCAGAGTGGTGTTTGAAACATCACAAAACAATTGATAGACAAGAACGACAAAATCAATATTACGAAACATTATAAAAGGCAAATTATATGAAAAAAGTATGGTATGCACCCAATAAACATGAGGCTTATGGGGAAGAAGAAATTAAAGCAGTAGAAGCTTGTTTACGAGAT